ATTTCCAGTTGTACTCGATCCAGTAGTATAAGTTCCCCGTCTAGGTACAACTTACTTTTTCCAAATATTGCAGTATTCTTCATAATAAACCTTTCACTTTGCTGCTTTCGCAGGTAAAACAATTTCCAAGCTTGGTGAGCCTGGTTTAATAATCAGAGCATTGTCAAACAACTTCTTCTGCTCCTCCGTTAGCGTGTTATATTCAGCTTTCTTTAATGAAGGCGTATATTTAACAAGCTTGTCCTTACTAATATGAGCCTTTTCAAACACTTCACCCAGCGCATCAAGTGCGCCTACATCTATTTCACGTATGATGCTGAAAGTTCCTTTAATAACCCATCCCTCTGCCAGCGGTGCGGTGTTTGTGCCTTCCTTTGGTGTAGGAAAAAAGGCTTTGAATATTTTGGTACGCAGTATCATTTCCGAAGCTTTTAATTTCTTCAGCTGCTCTTGCATTTCATACCAAGCGTTGATATCCGCTTGTGTCACTGTATTTTGTGGAATGCCTGTCATTTTTTAATCTCCAAAGTTTAATCAGGTTGTATTGCTTTGCTACTGTTAACAGCTTAACGGGTGTGTAGTAGGAAAGCAACTTATAATTATTGATTAACCTTTTGGCTGACGGGGGATGCTAACTATACGATAGGCACGACCGTGAAATCCGTACAATTCAATCAGCTTTGCTCGGTCAACCTCCTGTAAATACCCGCTATCCATCAAGGATTTAATTGTGCTGTCAAGTGCATACGTGGCGCCATTGCGGTGCGTAGTGAATGCAGTCGTTCTGACCACACGAACTTGAAGATAGCTGCGGGGTATAATTCCAGCTTTGTGCAATGCGTCAGGTATTTTATAACTGGCTAGTAAGGTTTCTTTCATATACTCAGCAACACAGGACAGAAGCTTACGCTCACGCGGTGCATCGCCCATACCAATATCGCCACCAGCAATCCTTCTCGCCATAACAGCAATGTCGCGCTTAATAAGGTCTAGCGCCCAGCTAACATGCGTAGCATCAACAACTGGGATAACGGGGTTATCCGCTACAGCTAACAACCCCGCAATTCGTAAAACCTTCAGATGAGCACGGTTCCACATTTGACGCCAGCCCTCATCAAGTGTGCTGTTAATCTGCTTATCACATTCCAAGTCAAACACCCTTAGAATCTCAGCTGCTTCGGAGTTGCGTTTTAGATAGATTGGTATGTTGTGTCCTGCTGTTGTTACTAGCTGGTGAAACAACCATTTTATTTCCTCTGGTAATGCAGGAGCGGGAGTGTGGTTAAGCGGGGGTCGGTCACCGCTGTATTCAATAATAGTAAAGCGTGACAGAAAACCATCCTCCATCATTGTTTCGGTAAGAGAGTCATAAAACGTTCCGGGCGTAGTTTCGCCAATCATGCTGTAAGCAACACCCGACACAGACGCAACACTTTTATCCTTGTCACTATAACCCAGACCGCCCACAATCGAATCTATACTGGACTTCTGGTAAAGGTTAGTCATAACCGTGCGTAACTGCTGCATCGGACCGTCACGCCCCTCCTCCATGCTCAACCTTCGTAACTTGCGTCCCCATTCCCCAGCAACGTTCACGAAACATTGTTGTTCAGCAACAGCTTTGACAAGTGCAGGCCCAGAGGCGAATTCACTGTACGACACATAATTTATGATGCCGGGTGTTTCACCTACGCACTCGTTAATGATACGGGATATGCCAGAGTGCATTGCTTCCTTACCAACAGCACTTCGCGCAACTAATACAAGGTAAACATTCAACCCCGATTGCGGTAACTGGTAAATCCTTCCAGCAATACCAGCAACAAAGCCAAGAGCGGCAATAATGCCAACCTCTTTAACAGGGCGAGGCGCACATTGGAATATATGGTAAGCAATGCGCCCCATACGACCAGGCGGCCAAGGTAGCTCACCAACAGGGGAATCGGCAATACCGCAGTCATTCTCTATGAGCGGGGGGTTTGGTGCGATATTTGTGTGCGGCTGGGGCGTTTGTAAATTTGGTGTCGGTACATTAACCCCAGCCATTAAAGCTGCTGCAATTGCTGCACCATGCGTTTCCGCAGCTTCCTCGCGCTCTTGCCTACCGCGTATAATTTTTAGCGTGAAGTTAAGGTATTTATCGTTCTTAACCGATTTCTCACGCTTACCTAACCCAGTCATTCTAAACAAGCGTCGGCATTGTGCGTTAGACTTGCTATGAAAGCAGAACATTGACATAAGTGCTAAATCTGCTTCCGACTGGGATGGGTATCCCATTGCAGCCCAATCACCTTTACACAGGTCGTTGAACTTTTCACCATTAACTGCAAACATTAAGCGGTCGATGACTTCCATGTCTTCAAGCTCTTCGTCAAGCTCAACTAGCTCATCCACCTTGCTATCGTTACGTCGTATTTCCGCCACCAACTGGTTCAGCCACTCTTGCTGGGGTACAATCTCCTTATCAATAACAGCGTCACCAGTGCAAACGATAAATCGCTCTTGGCTGTACACCTCAACTCCACCCTTACGCGCACCAGCACCAATTTTACCGACAACCCATATATGAACACCCTGTCCAGAAACCGACCGTTCAGTGTAACTATTGAATGTGGCTATAATTTGCCCATAGCGGTCTATGTCCGCTTGTGGTGTCCACTTCTCAGGGTGCCCAGGCAAGTTAAACTCGTTCTTAACATCCAAGTCAATACACGTAAACGGGTCATCGCTGCTGCATACATACCCAATCCCCAAGTTATGTTCTTCAGCTGCTAAAACTGCTGCATTAAAATCCATCCAAGTGTCGCGGTTTGTGCTGCTACCATCTGCCAGCTCACCCTTTGCGTTTATTGTAGTTGGAACCTTTTTATCGCCCTTACTATCAGGTCTTGCTAAGAGCCACTGTCTGCGTTCTTTCAATCCCAACGGTAAGCGGTTATAGTTGCTCACCTGTCCTGTCATTTAAGTGGGCCCCTGTTCATTCCGCGGTCTTCTTTCCATTTATCCAAATAAGGTTTAAGCACAGCACGTTCCCACAAGCACAACTGACCCTCATTAACAACAATTGGTTCAGGCAACTGGTTACGCCTACGAGCGTACATTATAGCCGAGCGCGTAACACTAAGTTCCCGTTGCAACTCCGAACTGCTAACGTACTTTTTATTAAATTCTATCTGTGCTGCATTGTTCTTTATATTAGCCATTGCCTACCCCTGTATTGCGCGAAAAATGTATTGTATTACGTCTGTTAAGGACATCGCAACAGATTATTGTGAGCAGCGTTTCACCCGCTGGTATTCTGCTCGCCTCGCCGCAACAATACCATCCAGCTCCAGCAATTCCTTATCACGCTGCTTAATTAAGCTATGAACGCTTTCATCCCATTCCACTCGTGCTGCTGCTCGGATACGAATAGCTTCCCTCCATGCTTCGTTAGCAAGCGCAACAAGCTCAGCCTGCTCCTCACCAATCTTTTCCGCTTTGGGCTTGGGTGTAGCATTGCGAACCATTTCCGCCTTTACCCATTCAATCTTATCTATTAACTGTTGCAAGCTGTCAATCGGTTTACCCTCTGCGTCCATCTTACCAACATTAGCATAAGCGAGCGCGGCTGTAACCGCATCTGCATTGACCACATAATCCAGGAACGTAGGGTCGTTAGCGGTAAGCTTGCCAGGGCTAAATGTGTCCGGTGTAAAGGTGGAGTCCTTGTTACTGGGTGCAACAGGTTCAGAGTCCCAACCGTGTGCGGGGCGCTGTTCCGAACTTGTTTGCTGCTTTAATAACTCTTCGAAATTGAAAGGGTTTTGTGACATGACTATACTCCTAAAGTGATTTTTAAAGTTTGGTACTGTGCAACTATTTTTTTATTTAAAAATTTAGTTTACGTTAATTTAAATTAAAATAAACTATTTTTTTATTTAAAAAATAATAGTTTGTGAAAAACAGCCGAATTTGCTTATTTTTTAAGCAAACGGCGCCTAAATTAACGCATTAACCTTAATACCCCTTTTAACTATTATTTTTTTTAAAAAAATAAATAGTTTTTTAGGGGGGGGGGAGGCTTAAACTTTTAATTTTAGGTATTTTTTATTGTATAACTTATTGTTTTATATAGCTTTTATTAGTAATATACTGCATTAAAAGTGCTGGCACAGAACCGTTAATTTCGCTAATTCTACGTTAAAGTTAGTCCTGCCCTATATATAAGGTATAAATACCCAGCTTTCTAATCAACAGCCTGTAACTATTTTATCTTGCTTGTATTCAAACCTGTAACCCTGTATAGTTATTTCTGTCGCACAAGCACAGCACAGCATCAGAGCCTTTAACGTGTCTAACGGTTCATTTATTTGTACCAAGTACACACGGTGAAGGACTACCCTTTCGGCTGGGGTCTAGACCAGATAATTAACCGACCATAATGTACGCACAGCACAGCACAGATATCATGTTCAAAAGCATTAGGACGGGTGTATAGAGGTCAAGTGGCTGCATTGCCGCACCCAGTAACAAATCCGAGTCCCTTAAAGCTGGGAACGCTTGCATGTAAGGTCTAGACAAGCGGATTGGGAATCAGACCACTAAAAGCCTTCGGTGCCCAGCTCGGATAACAACGGTAATTAACGCAACCTTAACCAATGTGGTCAGGAGTAATAATGTACAACTACGAAAAGCAACCCTATCAAGCCCAGTGCTTGCAATGGGATGGAAATAACACGGAACAAGTTCAGGAGTTAATGGGTGCAGGTGTGCGCCTGGATTTGCACGAACAGGTTAACATCGGAAGGCTGCTGATGGTACGCACGCCCGACGCTGGTATCTTTACCATGACGCCCGGCTGGTGGATTGTTAAAGGACAGAACGGTGTGGTCAAGTGTTACAACAATGAAACCTTTCTTATTAAGTACCGTATTATTAAAACCTCCGAAACTGTTGAGGTAGATGCTAAAGCACTCCGTGAGCTGTTGGTTGCGCTTACAGGCCCATCTCATCTGATTCGCGAAATACAAGCAACTATGATTGGCGGTATTACCGACGAAATAAATCCGGTTCAAATATTATTGCGTCAGTTTAATGCTTACGCTAAGAACTATTCATAACGATTCTTCGGGGTTCTTCAGGGTTCTCAAGGGCTCATAGTAGTTCTCGGGGATTCTTAACAATTTTTACGAGTTCTCAAGTGTTCTCACTGGTTCTTAACAGTTCTCAGGGTTCATCGGGATTCTTAGGGGTTCATACGAGTTCTTAACGATTCATAACAGTTCTCAAAGGTTCTCAGGGTTCATAACGATTCTCAACAGTTCTTAACGATTCATAGGGGTTCATAACAGTTCTTACGAGTTCCCAAGGGTTCTCAACAGTTTATCGGGGTTCTCACTGGTTCTCGGGGGTTCTTACAAGTTCTCAGGGTTCTCAAGGGTTCTTCATCCAAAGAAACATTCATAAGGGGGTTATTATGCAAAAGAAACATTCTCACTACTTCAAACCGTGCCCATATGAGCATGTTGACGTCTACCGCGTGCTTGAAATGTTTGCCGTAACAGACCCATGTCTACAACACGCGGTCAAGAAATTGTTGGTTGCGGGTGGTCGTGGTGCTGGTAAAGATATCAGTCAAGACGTGCAAGAAGCAATTGATACGCTGGAACGTTTTAAAGCTATGCGGGACGAGGAATTAAATGTACCTGTAAACGATTCCGATTGTGCTCCAGTACCGACAGGGATAAGGGTTGATAGCTGGGGCGACACGGTTCGCGCCACGTTTATTAAGACAGGTATATGGGCGGAATGCAGCACTGGTAGAGGTCAACACAAAAAGAAAGAGGAAGCGTTAAGGCTGCTCCAAATTAAATTGAATGGCCCCGTACCAGCTGGCCCAAGCGTGCAAGACCCTATATCGTGGGCGGAACGTCTGATAAACCAGTTGCCTGAAACTCACGAGGGTGCGAATAGCTGGTTGCTGAATTATGGTAGGGGAAGCCGAGCTCTTTGTATTCAAGCTAGTTACAGTTCCGTTAAACCTAAACTGGAAACTTGACATCCAAGTTCTAACCCTGCATAATGCAAACCGTAACGTCAACCATTAGGAGTTCCAATGTTAATAACCGTTCCGTTCTGTCACTTACCGTTTTCCAACGGGCAGGTATTTGACATACAAACCAGTTATCGTTCTGCTTTTCAAATACGGGAAGTTGAAGCTGTAAGTAAGCGCGAGGACTTTGCTTACTTCCGCACCATAGCAGACAATGGGGTTCGCTTCATAATGTACGACAGCGAACCGATGTGTCATTGTCCTGCTCACGTTTCTTGGCACGACAAGGCTGGGCAAATGTGGTCAGGTTACTTAGGGTTGGAAAGTTATCTGCAAGGCTACACAACCTGGCACAAAGTCGGTTCATGTTGCAAACCTGCACCATCACAATTTATGAAGCAAATGGGGTCCTTTAATGTCTAATAATACACGTGAGTTTCTTGCTGGTATGTTTGCCGGTGTTGGTCTTGTGTTCTTCTTTTATTATATCTTTTTTATGTAATGGTTGTGCGTTAGGAATAGTTCGTTTATACTGTACTTACTAACTAACGCAAGTGGAACAAAATGTTTAAAACCGCAGAAGATTATTATATGACGCAAGCCCGTATAGACGCTGCTGGTGAAGTAATTGCAAAGGATATCTGGGATAAGACAGGTAGACAAGCAAGTTTCACTGACGATATGGGTGTTAATCGCGAAAACTGCGGAATCGCAATTGATAACGAAGAGTTCTGGGGTGCGATGTGCAGTATAGCGGAAAGCACCTTTGGCGCACGCTGTGAGGATTACGGGTACGACATAAACAACTACGGTTTCAACTACTAATTAAGGAGCAATAAATGGACACAGCTAACACAGATACAGAATTGTTAAACCAGCCTGGGGACGTTGAGGTAAGAGTTGCACCCTCCGCGAATGGGTTGAACTACGAAGTTCTATTTAACTTTGGTTCTGGGTTGGAACTGTATAAATACGCATCCACCAAAGCTCAAGCAGAGGGTTTTGCGACTGCTGTTTGTGCAGAGTTGGTTGTACTGGGTTACAACGTAGAGCGCAACGATGCAGAACCCTTGCAAAGCGCGGATTTTGATAACAACTAGCGTGACCAGATGCTTGCGAAGTAGTTAACGTTTTTAATTTAAAATAATTGTTGACCTAGTGTAAATATTCCACTATACTTGCTTCATTAGTTAGTTAACCACAAGGAGAAGCAAAATGAAAACAGTTCTTAGCTCAGCAGTAACCGCAATTGGTTTCCAAGCAACCCAAAGAAGCATAGACGGCACTTCAAAGCTTCGCAGCTTGCCTAACGTAAAACATAAGAATGTTAAAAAACACTTCGGTTCGGACTTTGCTGTACAGCGCAAAGATGTATATTCTGACAGCCATACTTTTACAGAAGGACTAATTGTTTTTACATTGTACATGGCAGACGGCGAATGGCGCTTTGGTTCCAATCAGTACAGCCTTACAGATTATGAAATGTCCTTGTTAAAAAACTTGGAAGACCTATTAAGTAAGTGAACCAAACCGCTGGGCACCCGCCCAGCGTATTTAAGGAGATTAAAATGACTGACGAAAAACGTTCACCCCGTGTTACCCTTGAAGACGAATTGCGTGCGAATGCTCGTAGGGAACAACGTGCAAAGAATAGCGGAAGTGATTTTGTGGCTGCATTGGTTGCAATCCTAATATTTCTAGTAATTCTAATGGGCTGTATTATACTGTTAGCGGTTCCGCTTGGCTGGTTTGCCCACATGGTATTGAATGCGTTCCTTTATGGTTATGGAGCTTGATATGTGTACAGCATCTAATGTCACTTTTGCATTTATTGTTGGCGTCTGTTGCATAGGCGCGGCGGTTGCTATTTATCAAAAGGTACACGGGACTTCAACTGTTGAACCTGTTACACTAACAGCCAGTGAGTGGGAATGCACACAGCGAGCGAACGCAATCCTACTTATTCCGATTAAAACAGTGCAAGGCATGACTCCACCAGTATTGAGCCTACCTTGCGTGCAATGGAGCAAGACGAATGTCTATACACGTAGTGAATAAAGGTAAGGAGGGTGAACGCGAAGTTTGCCGACTACTTAACCAGCAACTTGACGCACTGATTACAGCAAACAATTACACCGACGACCTTGTGGACTTGTTGAATGGTGTTGTGCAGCGCAACCAAAATCAATCCGCAGTTGGTGGAGGTGACATTAACCTGTTCGGTCTTAGCATTGAAGTCAAGCGCCAGGAAACCTTGTCAATTCCGGAATGGTGGAGACAAGCAACAACCAGCGCCAAGCGCAACGGTGACAAACCAATACTGATATATAGACAGAACCGCAAGGCTTGGCATGTGGTTATGGACGGTCATGTACCACTGCCAACAGGCCGCATTATGGGGGCACGGGTCACCATAAGTGTTGACGATTTCCTTACTTGGTTTACACACTGGGTAGAAGAAATGATTAACAGCGGTAAGCTGGAACGGGTTTAAAAACTTAGGGGTATAACAGATGATGAATAATACGGAAGGGCGCACAGCGTTCCAGAAAGATGCTGTGCGTACCCAAATATGGACAACGTGTCTTAACTGCCTGCACTGGGGTGACGTTACCATTATTAAATATGATATAGACCAAAACCATGAAAAAGGACGAACGGTTGAAACTGGTTGTTCTATGGCAAAGTATCAAGTTCCCCCGCTGGAAATCGTTGTACACGGTTGCTCAGCTTGGGAGGGTGATATACCGTTTTAAGGAACCATTATGAACGTATTACAAAAAGCGCAAGCTTACGATAAATTTTATAAAGAGTTGACCAACGGTGTAAAGTCTAAATCCGTATGGCTGAGCTCATTCTATGCCCAGATGATGACGGAGTTGGGAATAGATGAAAATGCAGAACTTGAGCTTACTGACCCGCCCGTTGCACAAGTTGTTCGGAACTCCGCTGGTCAGATAAGTTTATTTGCAATGGACGGCCGTATGTTTGATATAAGTACAGTTGTTGATATGGTTTTTTATGCAGTACCAAGGGGACAACCGATGCTTAATTTTTTCATGAGCGACCAGCAGAAGCTGGCTGAAACTAACTACGCAGAGCGCCAAGTTGCAATCGAGAAAGCAAAGCGGAAAATGGACGACGCACTACGTGACGGTGATAACCTTGGTGCAATGGAAGCGGTCGATAACATTATCAACCACGCAACAAAGATCCGAAAAATCCTTGTAACAAATAAATTAAAATAAAACGCTTGCGCCTTTGGAATAGTTCTGTATAATTAGCACACGTACTTAATTTAACCCCAAGGAGAATCAAAATGGATGCAAATATTTTAAGCAAGATTCAAAAGTGTATGAACCTAGGCAAAAGCAGCGAACCGAATGAAGCTGCTGCTGCAATGCGCCAAGCCGCTGCAATGATGCGGAAGCATGGTATCACCCAAGCAGAAATAGACGCTATTGGGTACGGTAACGAAAAGGTCAGCTGTCCTATACAAGCAAACAAAAAGCTTCCGATTGCACTCGCTACCCTTATCAACTTAATCCGTAAAGCATTTGGCGTCGAACCTGTTATAGAGACCGAAATACGGGTAAGTGATGCGTCCTACGTTGTACGCTACTTTGGCCCGTCCGACCGTGTTGCGCTTGCTGCTTACACCCATGTCGTTATATTCCGCGCAATGAATGCAGCATGGGACGACTACTTGGAAGCAAATCCTTCCGCTAAAGGTAAGCGCGGTGCTCGTGCAGGTTTCCAACTTGGTTGGCTTGATGCAGTAACCAACCAGATAACTGAACTTGCTATGACCGAAGCTGAACAGGTTGGAACCAATGTGGTCAAAACTAAACATTATGGCGACACCAAACTTGTCGCCAAGGGTGCGAACAATATGAAAATTAACGGTCGTGCAATGGATGCGGGGAACGAAGCTGGTTCAGGTTTTAGCTTGCGTCGCCCAGTGGATAAGCAAAATCTACGGATTGGCAAGTAAACAAATCACGCACCGATAACACGGTGCGTGACAACTAAGGGGAACGAAATGATTGAAGCATTGAGCGCAATTGGAATGATACTTGTTATCTACTGGGTTATTGTGCAAGCGGATAAAAGAAAGTGAGCGTATGTTGTGCTTTTAAGGAATACGCGGTAAACCCTGCTCGCTACTAGGTAAGATTCTGATAAACGTATTGCAAGCACGGGCGCTTTCGCACCCTGCTTGCCTTTAAAGTCATGCGCTATACATGCGCGAAGGGGTTATTAAAATGAAAGCACTACGGTCGCTATTATATCAGTTGGCTTCCCTACTGGGTGACATAATTGCAGTATGCAAAGGGCCTAGAGCTATTATTGCTAGAGCGGCGCGTAAACGTGCAACCCGTATGGCTTCCCGACTGATAAATAAGAGCATAAAATAAAGCTTGCCTGAACTATAAGGCTTTCACTATACTTCAAGCATTAACTACTTGAGGCGAAATGGGAGTGGAAATAGACACTGCACAACTTGACGAATGGACGCGAGCTTCCTTCAGCCCTGCGCTCAACGAACGCGAGAAAATGATTCGCGACAAGTTTGTTGAAGAGTTTATGCACGACTACATTCCGAAGCTTGCTGCTCTTCGTTGTGGGTTTGCTGAAGGGTTTGCTGAGGACTACGCTCGCAAATTTATGTTGGAACCTTACGTGCAACAGCAAATTAAAGCGCGTGAACTTGGTGAAGGTATAACAACAGACGACGAGCGTGACCGTGCAACAGTCAAGCAAGCACTAAGACGTGAAATGATTATTGGTTCACCGTCCTCCCGTGTTTCAGCAGCGATTGCGCTGGGTAAGTATGCAGGTCTGGAACCCGCTACAAAAACCATTAGTGAAGTGACAGTGAAATCCGCTGTTCAGTTTTACTTACCACACAACGGGCGCGACCCATTGCCTGACGGTGCTAATGTGGTTACAGAAAACGCAGCAGGGGTGGCTAATGGCTGAGGAAACCCGTATAGGCCCCCAGTCCGGACCCCAAGAAGCCTTTCTATCCACTAGCGCGGACATTGCTATTTATGGCGGCGCAGCGGGTGCGGGTAAGACATGGGCAGAGCTACTTGAACCGCTTCGCCACGTAACTACAAACTCAGAATTTGCCGCAGTGTTCTTTCGCAGAACTACGGTACAGATCAAGAATGTGGGCGGACTTTGGGATGCGTCAATGCGACTATACCCATTAACGGGTGGCTCTCCAACCGCCCACGTTCTTGAATGGCATTGGCCCGATGGTGGTAAGGTTAAAATGGCGCATCTCGAACACGAGAGCACAGTATTTGATTGGCAGGGTTCGGAAATACCGCTTATACTGTTTGATGAGTTAACACACTTCACACAGACGCAATTTTTCTACATGCTATCACGAAATCGTTCAATGTGCGGCATACGACCATACGTTCGCGCCACCTGCAACCCTGACGCTGACAGTTGGGTTGCGCGTTTCATTGCTTGGTGGATTGATGACAAAACTGGTTTCCCTATTCCGGAACGCTCGGGCGTCATACGTTGGTTTATTCGCATAAATGATATTCTACATTGGGGTGACAGTGCGGAGGAACTGGTTAAAAAGTACGGTGACGCAAACCTCCCAATTGACCACATTGACCAACCTATTCCAAAGTCTGTGACGTTTGTTCCAGGCAAGCTTTCAGACAACCCTGCACTTATGCAAGCAGACCCTGGCTACCTTGCAAACCTTAAAGCTCTACCAATGGTGGAACAGGCGCGATTGCTTGGGGGTAACTGGAAAATCAGGCCTGCTGCCGGGTTGTACTGGAAGCAGAGCTGGTGCGAGATTGTTGACGCTGCACCAGCTAACCTTGAAATCGTGCGTTACTGGGACTTGGCTGCTACAGAGAAGACGGAAACAAACGACCCAGACTGGACAGTTGGAGTCAAGTTGGGCCGCGATAGGGTTTCGGGGTTATACTACTGGCTTGATACTAGGCGCGACAGGTTAAGTCCGCACGGTGTAGAAACATTACTAGAAAACACAGCAAAGTCCGACGGGGTTGCTTGTCGTATTGGTATCCCACAAGACCCAGGCCAAGCAGGTAAATCCCAAGCGGCAGCATTCGTGAAAAAATTATCAGGGTTCACCATACGCAGCAGACGTGAGCAGGGCGACAAGATTGTGCGCTTCGGACCGTTCAGCGCCCAGTGCCAAGCTGGGAACGTGAAGATTGTGCGGGGAAGTTGGAACGAACCTGCATTTACTGCACTTGAAGCCTTCCCATCCAGCGCCCATGACGATGATGTGGATGGTTGTAGTGGTGCGTTCGAGATGCTAAACGACGGAAGCACGGGATTACTGGACTTCTATCAGGAACAAGCTGTGCAGGTTACGGAAGAACAAGCGGCGGCAGGGGTTGAAGTAATCAGTCCCTCCGCATTTATGCAGGCGTTAAATTAAAGGTTACAACATGCCAACCAAAACACCAATTGAACAGGGAATAATTGCAAGACTGACCGGAGCCTGGAATGTGGTTACTGGCAAAAGCGCCGTGATAGACAATGGTAACGAATGGTTCGGTCCGTTAAACCCGCCTACTCCTATTGTAACGGGCGCACAAGCTGAAAATATTGTAGGTCGACAATTTGACTTTGCTCCAGGCTATAACATAAAGCAGCAACCCCGCAGCGGTGAAACTGTTACCTTTGGGCAGATGCGTGCCCTTGCAGACAACAGCGACATTCTTCGTTTGGTAATTGAAACACGAAAAGACCAAGTTGCAAAAATGAAGTTTGTAATCAAGCCTACTAAAGAGCACATGGAGCGTGATAAACGTTGCGAAGAAGTTGAAGCATTTCTGCGTCTACCTGATGGTGAAAACAACTGGTCCGACTGGTTGCGTCAATTACTTGAGGAAATGATGGTAACGGACTCCGCTACCATTTACCCTTGGTTGACAAATGGTGGAACCCCGTACCGTTTTGAACTCATGGACGGTGCTACTATTAAGCGCGTGATAGACGCCCGTGGGCGCACCCCGATGGCACCTGCACCAGCTTACCAACAAGTTTTGAAGGGTGTTATTGCTGCGAACTATACAATAGACGAACTTATTTATGCTCCCCGAAATAAGCGGGTGCATAAAGTATATGGGTATTCCCCAGTTGAACAAATCATTATGACTGTGAATATTGCAATACGCAGAAGTCTGCATCAGTTACAATATTACACAGACGGTTCCACGCCCGACTTGCTGTTCCAAGTACCTGCTGAATGGAACATTACGCAGCTTAAAGAGTTTAATGATTACTGGCAGGATACACTTTCCGGAAATACCGCTGCACGCAGGAAAGCCCAGTTCGTTCCGGGCGGCGTTACACCTGTTAACACTAAGGAAGCAATTTTAAAAGACCCTTATGACGAATGGCTTGCTCGCATCATTTGCTATGCGTTCAGCGTAAGTGCTCAACCGTTCATTAAAGAGAACAACCGCTCCACAGCAGAGACCGCAGCCAACAGCGCAATTGAAGAAGGGTTGCTCCCTGTTATGCTGTGGATTAAAGGGTTGATGGATAAGATTGTTTGGAAATATTTTGGTTACACAGACCTTGAATTTGCTTGGGAAGACCAAAGTGCAACAAACCCCGCAGACCAGAACAAAATGGACGACATTAACGTAAAGAACGGCACTGCTACTATCAACGAAATTCGCGCTAAACGCGGGGAACCTAGCATTGGAGCAGTGGGTGACCTGCCCTTAGTATTAACCGCTAATGGTTATGTACCGATAACAGGTTTACCGCCCGTTACAGCGCAACCAAATGTCGGAGCGGGGGACAACAATTCGGACCCTAGCAATGGTGACGGTAAAGAACCCCCCGAAGACCCTAGTCCAACACCCCCGCCTACTAAGAAAATTTCCAAAGCTGACAGCGTTCCACGTATTGACCGTGAAAGTGAGGACCGTGTTTCAATACGTGACCACATTACAACCGAGCTCACTGCAATATTTAAGAAGCAGGCTGACGCCCTTGTCAATGTGGTTACAAAGGTGGCTAAGGACGCAAGTATTGACCCTGACGACCCGTTTAAGGACAGCTCATGGCAGGGTTGGCAGGAAATACAAGACTTATTCGGCACTCAGTTAGTTTTAGCGGGTTCACTTGGTGTGAGTTCCGCTTTTGCACAAATTAACATGGATGACGCTGGGATGTTTACCCTAGCAAACGATGAAGCAATTGCTCACGCAAAGGCAAGGGCGGCAGAACTTGTTGGAAAACAGATTACCAGCACGGGAACAATTATTGACAATCCGAACCCCGCTTACAGCATACCGGACGCAACACGTGAGATGATTAGAGGTGACATTGTTGAGGCGTTAACGCTAGGCTCAAGCAACGAAGAGTTGGCTGCAAAGCTTGAGGCTAACTACGCATTTAGTGCGGCGCGTGCTGAAACTATAGCACGCACAGAAACCGCCCTTGCGGACTGCGAGGGCAATGTAGTAGTGTACCGTAAAAGTAAGGTTGTAAGTTCTAAGCAGTGGATAACGGGGTTAGGCTGTTGTGCAGAGTGTGCAGCGGTTAACGGTGAAACTGTTGCATTAGACAAGAATTTTAAAAACGGGGTTTCAGTACCTCCAGCCCATCCAAATTGCAGATGTGATTTTATACCAATTTTAAACGAGGAATGACATGCGCCAGTTTTTTGAAATACGCAAAGTTGACGAAGTTGCCCGAATGGTTTGGGGTTATGCAAGCACCGAAATGATTGATTCGCAGGGTGAAACCATTACGAAAGACGCAATGGCTAAAGCTTGGGAAGACTATATGCAGTTCGGAAACATCCGGGAAATGCACCAGCCTAGCGCGGTTGGAGTTGTTAAGGAATACCAGTTTGATGATGTTGGTGTGCAGATTGGTGTCTATGTTGTAGATGACATGGCATGGAAGAAAGTTGTTGAAGAAGTTTATAAGGGTTTTAGCATTGGGGGCAGTAAGCTTCCTGGCGGTTACGATGTAGCAACAAAGACAATCACCGCTTTGAAGCTCACCGAAATTAGCTTGGTGGACAGACCTGCAAACCCCGGCGCGTTGATTACCATGTGGAAGGCTGACCAATTGGAGAACACAGTGATGGATAAAGAAGATGTCAAAAATGAGCATGTAGACAAGATTGCGGACATGCTTACCAAGGGAACTATAACCCCTGAGCGTCTGGTAGAACTTGCGAGTGCTGATATTGCTAAAGCAGCGGAACCGGAAGTTGTTGCTGATGTGGTTAAGGACGCTGAAGTTGTTGTCGACGTTACAAAGGAAGTTAAAGACCCCATTGTTGTAGATGCTAACACAGTTCCACAAGCTGACACAACTGAAAAGGTCGATGTACCAGAATCTGCTGTAGCTCTCAAAAAAGCGTTTGCGGCGTTGCGCGTTGTTGATGGTACGGAAGTGCGGAAAGGCATGTATCAAGTAAGCGAATTTGCAAGTTTGCTGAATGACCTTAAATGGTTACAGCAGGATTGCGCTTACGAAGCGGAATGGGAGGGCGACAATAGCCCATTGCCTGTACAGATAGCGCAAGCGATAAGCAATTTAGGCTTGTTACTTGTGCAGATGGCGCAAGAAGAAATTAGTGAGTTAATTGCAGACCTTAAAATGCCCGAGGGTGCTGACCCTCTTACCGTATTGGATACACTTATTACCAACAGCGAAACGGGTAAGGATTACCACAAGTTCGGTGCTGCATTGGATGTTCTTAAAGCTGGAGCGCGTAACAGTGCAAGTGATAGCGCATTGCTGCAAAAGGCACACGATGCACTGACTGAGCTTGGCGCTACTTGTGAACCGGAACAGACTACCGAAAAGTTACAAAAAGCAGCGCGTGATGGTTCTGTTGCTAAAGCACTTGGCGACTTTGAAAAGATGGCGGGTGAATTTAGCGTTATTCGTAAAGCGTTCGACGAGTTGCGTACCAACCATGAAACATTGAAAAAAGCGTATGACGCACTTCCATCCGCGCCAGCAGGTGTTTCACTTGTTGTAGCTAAAGGGGAAGACGTTATTCCTGAAGTAGCTAATACAACCGTTGAACCCGTTTATAAGCGTGACGGTACAGTGGACGAAGTTGCAACATCTATTAAACAAATACATGCAGGCGGCGGACGGTCAATTTTTGGTAGACCTTGAAGCTTTTTATAACCAGTCAAAAGCATTCCGCTGTAGACTATTTTAGTTAATAACGAAGGAGTAATATATGAACCCGACACAAGATACGCTGGAACTGATGAAAGCTGCTTACGGCAATGACATCAGCAAAAGCATCACAACCGCGACAGGCTTAGTTGCTTATGATTTACAAGCACCTGCCAAGAACCTGTATCCTGTTTTCACTCCGTTGCGTAACCGAATTCCGCGTGTTCCAGGCGGTGTTGGCGTAGCTACCAACTGGAAAGTGATTTCTTCCATTGTTGGTTCAGGCTTTGATAACTCAGGCTGGGTTCCAGAGGGTCAGCGTTCAGGTCGTATGTCTTACAGCTCCGCTCCTAAAGCTGCAAACTACGTCACCATGGGCGAAGAAGACAACGTAACGTTCGAGGCTGTTAACGCTGGCAAAACATTTGAAGACGTGCGTGCCACGATGTCAATGCGTTTGCTGCAAAAGATGATGCTGAAAGAAGAAAACGCAATTCTGGGCGGCAATGCCTCCTTGGCGTTGGGCGTGACACCTACTCCAACAGCTTCCGCAGCAGGTACAACCGCAACTTTACCAGCTAATACCTACAGCGTCATTGCAGTTGCTCTAACACAAGAAGGCTACTACAACAGCTCACTGGCTTCTGGTGTTGCTACTTCTAAGACCGTAACTGGTGCGGATGGTTCAACCTATACGTTGAAGGGCGGTTCAGCTAACAAGTCCGTCGCAGCTTCACAAGCAATAACCCTTGGCCAAGCTTTGTCTGCCAGCGTTGCGCCTGTTCAAGGCGCTGTTGGTTACGCTTGGTTCACTGGTGTTGCAGGCTCTGAGAAGTTGGAAGCTATTACCACAACCAACAGCGTCACATTTAGTGTTCCGTTGAATGGTACTCGCCAAGCTGCAACCTCAATCACTGCGGATAATTCATCTAACCCTGGCCTTGCTTATGACGGTTTATTGACCGCAGCCTTAAATCCTGCCAATACTGCATACGTTAAAACAATGGCGACCGCTGCAACTCTTACCAGTTCAGGCGCTGGTTCTGTTAAAGAAATTGACGACATGCTTCAGGCAATGTGGGATCAATACCAGTTGTCCCCGACGGTCATGTATGTTAACAGTCAACAGCAAAAAGATATCACTACCAAGGTGATGAACACCGCTGGGGGTTCACTGTTGCGTTACGGTGCAGACGCACAGAAGTCCGGTCAGCCCTTTGGTGTTGTTGCAGGTGGCACCGTTGCGTCTTATTACAACCCATTTCTTCCAGATGGCGGTCAGATTATTCCAATCCGTATCCATCCTAAAGTACCACCAGGCACCATTTTGGCGTATTGTGAAGATTTGCCTATGTACTACCAAAACAACGAAGTGGCAAACGTGGCGGAAATCAAAACCCGTCAGGATTACTACCAAATTGATTGGCCAGTGCGTACCCGTAGCTATGAGACAGGCGTCTATGCTGAGTCTGTTCTTGCAGTTTACGCAACCTTCGCAATCGGTGTTATCACTAACATCACCGCAGGTTAAGCAGTGTGAAAAGCAAACCCTTCGGGGTTTGCTTTTACTAACAATTGTTGAGTGGAGATTATTATGCAATTGATTAAACTAATAGCGCCAGAAGGTGCAACTAGCTTGAGTTTTGAAAGCACAGAATATGAAGTTGTGGACGGTGCGGTTGAAGTACCTGCCACAGCGGTTGAAGAATTGATAGGAGCACACGGTTACGCGCACCCCGAGTCCGCACCAGTTGCCGACACAGGCGAAAAAACGCCAAAGGGTGATACCAGTGTACCCCCTTCAGATACAAAACCAGCATGGGCGCCTACAGCGTCAGCAAATGCAGAGGTTAAATAATGTCAACGCCGATTGCAACCATAGATGATATAAAGAATTACGCGGGTATCCAGAAAACGAATCAGGATGCTGTAATCTCATTACTTCTTGGTCCGAGCTTGGTTGCAATTGGGAACTTCTGTAACCGACATTTTCCAAGTGCTCAAGTTACTGAGTACAGGGACGGGAACGATGCGGCAAATATGACGCTTGTCAACTACCCTGTGACATTATTTAAGTCACTTACAATTAACGACACAGTAATCCCTCAGTCCACAGGTGCAAACGTTGCAGGATGGTTTGTTCCGCTGGGAGGCCGACGTGTAACATTACGAGGTTACACGTTTACACGCGGAAATCGTAATGTGGTTATGACTTTTAATGCTGGTTATGGGGACGCGGACGGGTTGAACGGTGCAGCATTGCAGCCTTACCCTGACGACCTAAAACTAGCGTTCATCATGTACCTAGTTACCCGTCTGAACGAGCGGGAACGATTGGGTGTCGGAAGTAAGTCCCTGGCAGGGGAAAGCGTTACCTATACGGACGCAACCTCTGGAACCAGCGGGGGTTCACAAGGGATACCGAGTGCAGCAAGAATTATACTTGAGAGTTATATAAACACAATTCCGGAAACGGGTTTATGATAACAGCGGAACTTAAAGGCACACAGAACCTCAAGCGTGCAATGGCTAAACGTAGTGAAAGCACGATGCTAGGCATTGATAAGGCTGTGATTAGAGAATCACTTTTCCTTGTTGCTTATATTAAACTAAACAAGCTTTCGGACGGAGTATTGCGGGTTAGAACGGGACGCTTACGTCGCTCCATTACTGCAAAGTTTGAGGGTGAAGGAACTGGTTCTATTACTGCACGCATTGGAACGAATGTTAAATATGCACGCATACACGAATTCGGGTTCAACGGTAAGGTACGGGTTCCGGAACATAACGTAAAAGAATTTATGAGAATGCAGTCCATCGCATTTGGCAAGCTGATGAAGCAACCAAGACGAGTGACGGTGAAAGCTCATGTGGTTAAAGCGTTCTCTAAACAGATGAACATGCCGAAACGCGCTTTTATGATTCCGTCGCTTAATGAAAACACTGGAAGGATAACCACAAATATCCGCAAAGCATTGGCGGAGGGTTTGCGATGAATTTAGTGCAAAGTAGGGAAACAGTATATGAAGCTCTGTTCGATTTATTGCAAGAGCTGCCAGGAATTCGTACCTGTACCCGTAGATTAAAATCCTGGCAGGATACCGCAGGGGAAGACCAACCCGCCATCTATATGCAGCATACAGGTGAAGTCACTAACCCAGT